CGATGTCTGCCGAGTGGCAGAGATTGATCAAGCTCAAGTCTCGCGCTGGCTCAACGGCATCACAGAGCCACTCTACGGCAGCGTCATCAAGCTGGACCAAGCCGCAGATGCACTCATCTCAGCGCGTCTGAAGGTCATCAACCAAGCCATGGAAGATGCCGTCAAATGATCCGCACTATAGGTATTGATTGCGGATTGAATGGCGCAATAGCGGTCTTGGAAGACGGCAAACTGGTGGCGGTGTACGACATGCCCACCATGGTGATCGAGTCCAACAAGAAGGCTAAGCGCCAGGTTTCAGCACACATGCTGGCCGACATCATCTCCAACTACCAGCCCGACATCGCCTATGTTGAGAAGCCAGCCTCACGGCCTGGGCAGTCAGTCGTGGCAATGTTCGGCTTTGGCCGCTCACTTGGCGTAGTAGAAGGCGTCCTGGCGGCTCTGAACATCCCTGTGACCTATGTCGCGCCAGCAACATGGACTCGCGCCATGGGTAAGCCGCAGGGCAAGGACGCTTCTCGCCACCGCGCCATGGAGCTGTATCCAGACCACCAGAACTACTTCAAGCGGGTGATGGACGATGGCCGCGCCGAGGCAGCACTAATCGCAACATGGGGTATTCGTCATGCATGACCAAGAACGCGCCACCATGCGTGAGCACATCATCTGGCTCGGTACAGAGTTGGAGAAACAACGCAAGCTCAACCAGCAGCACATCGTCTTCTTGAAGCGCCTGCTGGACCCCGAAGATTTGGGGCACGCAGCCAGCAACGAGGTGCGAAAGATCGCCTATGTCCTGCTCATCAACAACAACATTAACGAAGACCAAGAATGAAACAACTCAAACTGCGGCCATCCTCTGCCTCGCGTTGGATCGCCTGCCCAGCCTCTGCGCGGCTCTCAACGCTTGTGCCCTATCAGGAGAGTGGGGAGGCCGCCAAGATTGGCACAGCCATTCACGCGCTGGCTGAGACCTGCTTTCAGCTTGACACCGACCCCATGCAGTTTGTCGGTCAGCAGGTCGAGGGCATCACCATGACAGAGGAGAACTGCGAGTTCGCCTTGGAGCACCTGCAAGCCATTTGGGCCATCCAAGACGAGCTGGGGCACGTCAAGGTAGAGCAGTTGTTCAAGCTGTATGACACGCCAGCATTCAGCCTGCAAGGCACTGCTGACGTGGTTGGCTGGTCTATCGCCAAAGAAAAACTCACTATTGCTGACCTGAAGACAGGGCGCGGTTACGTTGACGCCGACAGCGAGCAGATGAAGATCTACGCCTTGGGCGCGATGAAGGTCAACAACCTGCGCGTGAAGGAAGTCGAGTTTCAGATCATCCAGCCACACCATGGCGACAAGCGCATCCACCGCATGAGTGCTGACGAGCTGGGCGTGTGGGAAACGCAGATCATGATGCCTGCCATTGAAGATGCTGTGAGCCAGGCTCCTCGCTACGCGCCATCAGAGTCAGCCTGTCAGTGGTGTCCCGCCAAGACGATTTGCTCTGCACAGAAGGCTTCTTTTGATGTGGTTGCCGCGCAGCGTGACATCACAGCTCTGAAGAAAGATGACGTTAAACAAGTGATGTTGTCTCTCACACCGCAGCAGATCAGCGACATCTTGGACCGTGCACCGATGGTGGAGAAGTTTATTGACGCAGTGCGTGATCACGCTATGTCGGCGATGGAGAAGGACGGCATGGTCGTGCCTGGCTGGCAGTTGCAACCCAAACGCGCTAGCCGTAAGTGGCTTGATGAATCCAATGCGCGTGCCGAATTGATCGCTGCGGGTTTATCCGATGTCGATATTTATGAAACAAACCTAATTACTCCAGCGGCGGCAGAGAAACTGCTTCCAAAGGATCAAAGAGTTATCTTGGACGATCTCACGGCCAAGGTATCAAGTGGCTTGACGCTGGCAAAAGATCGCGGCTTGAGTCAATAATGCAACCCCTGTAACTTTGAAAGCGAAACGCAAATGCTAAATCTCTCTTCTGCTAGCGGCTCTGGTAACTACATCCGCTTCTCCCCTCAAGCCAACGCTTGGACCAACAACCTTGGCGAGGAAATCCAACTTAAGAAGGTGGTGTTCGACATCGACGCCGTGCAAACCGGTTGGCTATTGCTGGGTGTCGGTGTGCGCGAGTGGAATCCCGATGCACAGCTTGGCCGTAAAGGTCCACAGCCGTCGCCTGAGCACAAGCGCGGCTTCATCGTCAAGTTCTACAACAAGGAGATCGGCACTGTGGAGTGGAGTTCCAACGGCGTAGGACCAAACATGGGGCTTCAAAATCTGCACTCTGCTTGCATGGAGCAATACGCCGCCAACCCAGGCAAGATGCCAGTGCTTGAGTACACCGGCTCAAAGCTGGAGAAGATCGGCAAGGGCACGACACGCATCCCAGCATTCAACCTGGTGTCGTGGATTGACAAGCCTGCCGGTATGGACCAGTCTGATGCTGAGTTCGTGGCTCAGGCTGCGCCAGCTGCGGTGCCAGCTCCTGCACCGTTTGTTGCACCAGTGGCGAAGCCAACGCCTGCGGCGGCTGCTGTGGCCGCCAGTGAGGACGAAATGTTTTAACTGACATCAGTCAAGTGCCGAGGTGTAACAGCCTCGGCTTTTTTTTCCTCATAAAAAACACAACATGAAATATCTATCACTTTGCAGTGGTATTGAGGCGGCAACAGTGGCATGGCATCCCCTTGGCTGGGAGGCTGTGGCCTATTCGGAGATCGAGAGATTCCCATCAGAGGTGCTGGCACATCACTATCCATCAACGCCAAACCTTGGCGACATGACGAAATTTAAGGAGTGGTCAATTGAATCAAATGTCGATCTTCTCGTCGGAGGAACACCCTGCCAATCATTCTCAGTCGCAGGACTCAGAAAAGGATTGGATGACCCTCGTGGCAACCTCATGCTTACCTATCTTGCCATTGCTAAACAATATCGCCCCAACTGGCTGGTCTGGGAGAACGTCCCCGGCGTTTTGTCCTCCAATGGAGGACGGGACTTTGGTAGCTTCCTTGGAGGGTTGGCAGAATGCGGGTATGGGTTCGCATACAGGGTGCTTGACGCTCAATACTTTGGAGTGGCACAGCGCCGCCGCCGTGTGTTCGTTGTCGGATACCTTGGAGACTGGCGACTTGCCGCAGCGGTACTTTTTGAGCGCTACAGCCTGTCAGGGAATCCTGCGCCGAGCAGAGAAAAGAGGCAAGGTGTTGCCGCCAGCACTGAAGCAGGCGCTGCAAGCCGTAGCTGGCCCGCCGACATAAGCAGCACATTAGATACAACCTTTGGGACAAAACAAGGTCTTGAGAATCAGCACATCAATGCTGGTTGTCCGATGTTTGTGCCAGCCCAACCTGTCTACGAAATGCACGGTCAGGACAGCCGTGTGCGTGACCTTGGCGATACTTGCAGTACCGTCACAAGCAAATGGGGAACTGGTGGTGGGAATGTGCCGGTGACAACGCAACCCACAATCGTCCACGGCACGCAAGACCCATGCGTGTCGGACATCGCCTTTGCGCAAGGCAGAAACAATGGCGGTGAGAACGTGTTGGTGCAACCCATCGGATGTTTCAAAGGCGGCCAAGGCAGTGCGGCTGGAAGCATTGGCTATGACGAATATGTCAGCCCTACATTAAGCGCGGCTGACAGCGGATCAAATAGAACGCCAACACTTATGCAAGGCATGGCAGTGCGCCGCCTGACACCAGTGGAGTGCGAGCGCCTGCAAGGCTTCCCTGATAGCTACACCGACATCAAATCAAAGAACAAGCCAACGCCAGATGGTCCACGCTACAAGGCGCTTGGCAACAGCATGGCAGTGCCTGTCATGGCATGGATTGGGCAACGCATCGAACAAGTAGAGGCAATATGCAAGCAGAACAAATAGCCAAGCAGCTCGGCAACGCAAAGAAAGCCAACGGCCAGTGGGTAGCAAGCTGTCCAGTACCAGGCCACGGCAAGGGCAATGGAGATAAGAATCCCTCACTCAGCATCAGCATCAACGATGACGGCAAGCCCTTGTTCCATTGCCACGGTGGGTGCACACAGGAAGACGTCTTCAACACCATCAAGGACATGAGACTGCTGCCAGAGCTGGAAGAGAGACCAGACCCGCTGGCAAACATCAAGCCCTTGCCGCAAATCAAGTTCGATCAGGAGTGGGAGTACCAAGACGAGGACCGCACCACGGTG